GCGGAAACCCTTGATTCTACGTGGTTTCCGCCGAATAAAAAAGATGCCCAGAGCCAGCGTTTCCCTTTCTTCCTATTATAACGCACATATATGCAAATGTACGAAAATAAGCCGTTTTTTAACAATTCTCAATACATGATCTATGCATATATGCGCACTTTTTTTGCACACCTGCTGCACACCAACTCACTCTTGTTGAATCGTATATGTCACTTTCATAGTCTTATCTGCCGTCTTTGTAACTGGCTTGTCCAGGTTGCTGATTGTTGCTAGATAGTTTTTTAGATAAGTGGTATATATTCTTCCGGAGTCATTTACAGTCATTTTATTTATTCCATTATTTATTATATACGGACGGGAACTATCATATTGCTTTAACTTTGACAATTTCATGCTTTTTGTTATACAATCAAATATAGCAATACGATTATTATTCGTCACATAGATTTTTCCGTTGCTATTTGCTATTTTGTTTAGATATGTAGAATCCATTTTTGTTTCATATTCATGCACATCTGTCGGATTTTTGGTATTGATCTCGTACAGTTTTTTGTTACCGTCACTTATGTATATATATTCATTATATGCATCTATTCCACCATCATTATACCAATTTGTCTGTGTGTTATTAGTTATATCAATCCGCTGCATTGTCATGTCCGTTATATCTAGTTTAAAGACTTGTAATGTTTTATTCTTATACGTTATATTTTTGTTTATGAAATAAATATATCTCCCATCGTTACATGTGCGATTCAAAGTTGATAATCCGTCAATCTCCAGATCGATTTGTTCATAGCTAATTTTATTTATGTCTTGCGTTTTATTTCTTTCTATATTAAACGGACTAAATGTTGATATCTCTGATGCATATTTATATACCTTAAACTTGTTAGCACTTAAACTTCCACCATAGATATACTGAGAGTCTATATAGAAAGTGGTTATTCCATCTATCGGTTCTCTTGCATTGCACAGACTGTAACTTCCATCTATATATTTGTTAACATTTGTAGGCTCACTTATACCAGCATCTCCAAATCCACAGTTTCCCATGTCTCTATGTGTTAACGCCGCAGCCGCAATCACACCATTTCCCTGATTGGTTGTCCAATCATATACATATGTCATTTTCTTGCTCGGCCAGTCTGCTACGCTTTCTTTTTGATTGTAGCTTCCCTGCGTCAATGCCTCATCAGCATTTGCAACATTAAACGCACCACAAGCCGTTGCCTCTATACCACCTGGCAATGTTGTTGCATCATCAGGTATTTCTTTGTCTGTTAATACTATACCACCAAATGCAACCTCTGTAGTTGGACATAATTCGTCCATTACTTTTCCAATGTTTAGATAATATCCAGTATTGCTGAACATTTTCTCTAATGCAGCTGTCATATGATTGTCATGCTCAATCACTTCGGTCTCTCTGCATCCCCGAAGTTCCAGTCGTACATGTCCGTGAAACTTCGGTACCTGAATTTTGTTGATATAAATATTTTTGAGTATTGATTCCATCTTATTCCTCCTCGTTTTTAAACTGATACTGAAACTCTGTCAAGCTATCTTCCACAGACGATACTATGAATCCAATCGTAAGTGTCTTTGATTGTCCTACACTCTCATATGCATGTAACATACTTCCTTCTAATGCATCCGTCAAAGTTTCTTCTTCCGTCCAAGTCATGCCTGCATCATAGGATAGCTTAACTTTTATACCTTCATGGATTGCTGTTGCTCCGGTGATTCCATAGATACTTACATCCGACATATCACACGTTGCCTGTACGATCTGTGCATGCGGTACCGCCGTGATCGTAATCATTGTATCTAGGATTGTGTCAGCTGCAGTCCATTTGTATATCTTCGGTGATTCTAATTGCAAGATATAGTCCGATGCCGGTGCTGTATCTAATCCATGTGTCTCGAAATCTGCTGCCTGCAAGATATCTCCTGAAATAGTTATTTCGTTTACTACATCATCCTGAATCGTGTAATACTTGTCTTCCGACCAGAGCAGATACTTCACAACCTGTTCTGTCTCACTCTCAGCATCTCCACTCTCACTTGCAGAATTGAGCACATCACTAACAGAATTAAGCACATCACTAACAATAGCACTCTGGATTGATTCAAATTCTGTCGTGTGTAGCTCAACAACATTCATCATTCCACGGTCTATGCTCTGATTTGCCGATTGGTTCACAAACTCCGTTGCAAGTTTGAATGCTCCATCTTTCGTTGTTACATACCTCGATGAGTATGTGCATTCACTGTCGGTTGTAAATGTCCAGCTCACGATTCCCCAGCGGATTTCCGCCTTATCAAGCAGATTTCCAACTGTTGTAATATCTTCCAATTGAACTGTCTGGAGCTGCTCGGATACAATATTTTTATCCACATCTATCATATCTGCAACAACCGTACATATCATATCCTTTGACACAGTGAGAGAATCCAATACAGCAATTTGGGTAAGTTTCTCTTCTACTGTGATGAATCCATCCCATTCGATTGTACCAACCAATCCCTGACCATAGATAACCGCACGTACCTGCGCTATCGCTATACTGCCACCGGCAATGTTTAACTTTACCATCCATCGATTGATGGAGTTTTCTTCAATCATAAGCATATACATCAAACTCAGTATATGCTTTCCGTTTTTCCATGTCTCTGTCGGATTATATCCTATGATTGTCACATCATTCAGCGTGTATTCGATGGTTCCGATCACATCCGCTTCCGTCGCTGTTGCTTCAAGCAGGATTTCCGCCTGAAAGAGTACTCCGATTGATACGGATGATGTAAAGCGGATATCTATGATTGCCTTGGACTCACCGTCGTCGATCTGGATTGCACTCGCATTCTCATAATTAAAAAATAATATCTCATTTGTTGATACGTTATTCCGCAGCCCTTCCAGATTCTTATCCGTCTTGCTCTTCGCTGTCGCAAGCGCCGGATCTGAACCAAAGCCGGTTATCTTATACCCGCCATTAAATGTATAATCATACATCATCACACATCCAAGCTTTCCCGGAGCAATACCATCCGTGCACCGGATGATATCGCAAAGGTCATACATGGCGCCACAAAGACAGCTTGTCTCAAACGGCACATAGTCAATCTGCAAAAGTGCTGTCAACACCGCACGCCGTATCTGTTCCTTATAGCTGTCAACACCATATTGCAGGAATGGGTTGGAGCCAAGATTGTATGTCAGATAATTGTCCGGATTCGAACCGTAATAGCTTGTAGTATCGTCTGCCATATTCACGCACGACAGTCCGGAATAGCGTGTCTCAAACTTACTGAACTTTGAGCCGGTAAACCGTTCATGATTCGTAAGTGTATCAACAACATTCTGCGTGTAGCTTCTAAGTACAAGCTTTCCTTCGCGATCCATCGTCGCAATGGTACCTGTTGCCTGTGCTACCCAGAATACAAAATCCTGCCATGTCTCGATATCATTCTCTGTATAAAGCGAAAGACTCTCCGTTCCGTTCGGAAGTGCATCTACATCTGCCTGTGTCAGTCCCAACTCTACCTCACAGGTTGTGCAAGCAAGCGTTAACAACTCATATGGTGTGCCAATTGTAATATCTACCGTACAGGATCGATTGAAGCGAGCCATGTTGTCATATGCTGTGATATCAACGCCATACTCCGTGTCATTTGCTTCTGATACTGTATAGACGCCAAGCGGTACATCTTCCCATGCGGTACCGCCAATCAAGAGTCCTTCTGATACTATGATCTGTGCATTCGTCCAATCTGGCACCTGCAGATCCGGCTTGAATGTGCACTTCAACTCTCCTATGTACACACTGCCGATCTTGACATCGTTCTGCTCGCTGCACTGATTCGTTATCGTGAAGGAACCGCTTAATATGTCATGATTGGTAAATGCGATCTTATTTACTGTTCCGGCCAGGCGGAACGTCTGTACTTTTCTTTTTGTTTGTTTCAGATATTCTTCTGATACCTGATACATGCTACCGCCTCCTTGCTTTATAACTCTTCCGCGCCGAAAGATACCGTCCAATACCCTTGTGTGTTCTGGCTATATTCCGAATTCTTCTCCAGATCGCAATCAATACTCTCAATCCGCACCGTATACTCCGCTTCATCAATCTGCAGTTTTACCGACTGCATCTTTGCATATCCAAGCATCTTGTTCTTCCATCTTGAAGATACCTGGAACTTCAACGAGCCGGAGTATTTTCCGGCTCGCACGTCAATTGCAAGATCATCCCCTGCTTCTGACTGAAATGTATTTGATACTTTGCTGAAGCTCTCTGAATAATCGATTGGATTTGGTACACGTTCGCCATTGATTTTTACATATTTGTTCAGCATTATCTTCCTCCTGATCTGTAATTATTGATCTGGTTCGCACGTACAATGATGTCATTTAATTTTGACTGACCGATATATACCGGGATCACAATATCTCCTGCTGCCATCGCTGTCTGATTACCTGCAAGTGCGGCTTTCATCTCACGTGCCACGGCCGCAATCCATTTCTCGTTTTGATCAAGCGGTACAACCGCCTCGGCGCCATTACCTTCGAGCAAGCCGACCTGTCCCTTTGCAAGCACACCGCCTCGTTCCAATTGCGGTACTCCAAGCTTACTAATCTTTGACAGGCTGACACCCGGTATTTTGTTGATCACACCGATTACGGCATTGATTGCACCGATGAAGCCGTTTATGATTCCGATTGCCTTGGATAAGACAAAATTAACGGCTGTTTTTACCGCCCCGGAAATCGCATTACCGATTGCCATACCTGCACTTTTGAAGATACCTGTAACAGAGTTCCACACACCTGAAAAGAAACCGCCTAATCGATTGAAGATATTTGTTATGCCATTCCACGCCTGTTGGAATATGCCTGTGAAAAAGCTTCCAACCGTGCTGAATACATTCCTTATGCTTGACCAGGCATTTGTCGCGACGGACACGATCCCATTCCATATGCCTGTAAAGAAGCTTCCAATCGCTTGAAAAGCAGATGTGAAGAATTCCTTAAACGCCGTGACAAGCTGTGACACCTTCTCACAGAAAGATTCCCATACAAACTGTGCCACCTCTACGATTGCATCCCAGTTTTTGATTACTACGATAATTGCAGTGATCACGGCAATTACCGCAGCGGCAATCAGAAGGAACGGACCGATTGCAGTGACAACCCCGGTAATGGCCGGAATCATGGTTCCTGTAATAAACGTAGATGCGGTACCCATCCATGTTGTGATAGAACCGACTAAAGACACTATCTGACCGCCGAATGTGATAATCTTACCCACAGAGGATATGAGTGTACCAATTATCACAATCAGCGGTCCTATCGCCGCCGCAATTGCTGCAATCATCACAATCTGCTGTTGTGTCTCCGGATCTAAGTCACGGAACTTTTGTACTAACTCCTGTATTTTCCCGGCTATCTGCTGAACGATTGGCATCAGGATCTGACCGATTGATATTGCGCAGTTTTGGATTGCCGTCTTCGTCTTCTCAAACTGGATGGACGGATCCGAAGCTTCCAGCGTATCAAATGCTTGTTGCGCTGTACCTGCGGAATTTCCTAGTTCTTTAACTGCACTTGTAAAATCTGTTGTATGCTGGGTTATTGTTGCCGCTGCCTTCGCGGCTTCCTGTGAACCAAACATATCTGCAAGACTCATTCCGCTACTGTCCGCTTCATTCTGTATAATCTGTAACACATCTGACAGATTATATCCCTCATTCATCAGCTCACTAAACGACTTGCCCGTCTTTTCTTTCAAGATGTTTGATGTCGTGCTTCCGGATTTCCCAAGTTCGTTCAGCATACCATTGATGTAAGTTGTAGCTTCCGCTGTACCTATACCATTTTTCGTAGTTGTAACATATGCCGCACTTAACTGGTCCAAATTGACACCATACATCGCCGCTGTTGGAATAACTTTACCCATGGACGCACCCAGTTCATCTACAGTCGTTTTACCAAGATTCTGCGTTGTGATCAGCTTATCCGATACGGATGATACCTGATCTGCAGATAACCCATATGCATTTAAGGCTGTTGTAAGCGTATCCGTCGCCGTTGTCATGCTTGTGAATCCGGCTCTTGCCAATACATTTGCCTGCTCTACAAAGCCAACAGCATCCTTGGTCGACTGACCGGCAGATATTGCCTGATATGATGCCTCTGCAATCTCCGCAGCACCCATTCCGGTACTGTCTGACAATGCCATAATTGATGCGTCCAGATCTTCCAATGGTGTCTGGGTTGTATCTGCGATAGTAGACAGCTTCGCTAATGCGGAAGAATAATCGGTCGCTTGTTTGACAGCCGCGGTACCTCCTGCCACAACCGGCATCGTAATTGTTGCTGTCATCTTTCCACCAAGTGCCGATACCTTATCTCCTACACCTGTAACCTTTTCTCCAAGTTCGGACATGTTGTTGCCAACTTCCTTGATATGCGCGCCTGCTGCCTGCATCTGACTTCCCAGCACAGACGATGCCTGTCTTGCCTGCTTTTCCAGATTCGACAGCTCATTCGTCGTTGTAACAATTTCTGCCTGCAACGCATCGTATTCACCCTGTGTGATGTTTCCAAGTTCAAGTTCCTTTTTTGCGGATTCGGCAGCCTGCTTCTCCATATCGAGTTTTTCTTTTGTTTCTTTGATTACTCCGTTCAAAGCATTCTGTTTTGCTTTGAGAAGATCTACATTTTTCGGATCAAGCTTGAGTGCTTTTTCCACCGAATTCAACTGGCTTTTCGTTGTTTTGATCTCTGAATTGGCAGCTTTCAGTGCTTTCGTAAGCCCTGTTGTTTTTCCATCGATTTCAATTGTAATTCCCTTGATCTGTCCCACGTATCCACCCCCTTACATAGCTGCAAATTTATCAAAATCATCCTGCGTCGCCTTGAGTGGGTAGTTATACGTGTCATTGCTGCTCTCGATCATCATGTCGAGCACATCTCCATGTGTTAACTCCTCAAGGTCCTGCATCGATATATGTAGTGAAAAAGCCCGCAGCATGAAGATGTTTGTATTCATCTCCCTTACTGTGGGCTTTGGTCTTTTTTTAGTTCACTTGTGGTCGTAATATTGCGATTCCATACATTCAGGATGGATGTGATTGCCGCAGGATCCTGGAAGTCTGCTTCTTCAAATTCTTCCATCCATGCGATGTATCCTTCTTCTGAAGCTTCTTTAATCTCCTTACGGTTCTGCATGTTCATCACATACGCAAGCTTCGATGTATATTCGATTGCGTCAAGCTTGTCTACGTCTTCTACGTTTTCCAGCTTCGCAAGATCTTTTAACAGCTCGCGCTTAAAAATCTGCTTGTATCGAATCGCAGTTGCTGCGTTGCTCTCAACTGCTACTTCTCTCTGTCCAATTCTGATCACTGATCTCATAGTATCCTCCGTTTCTGTTGCACCGGTGCAACTTCATATTTTTGCAAGAAAAATGGGACGGTATCTTCTACCATCCCATTTCATAATTGATATTAACCTGCTGCCTGTTCTGATGCAGTTGGCTCCCATACTTTTGTATACCAGCTCTTATACGCGCCATCTGTTGTATTGGATCCGGTTGTTGCTTTAACCAGATTCTTTTCCTTGCCATTGATCACGTTGACATCCGGACGTGGTGTAGCCTTAATTGTCACAGATTCTGTCACAGGCTCCGTGCTGTCTTCCTTGGTCTGGGACGCAACGGAGTGTCGTGTCAGTGAGCAACGATACAGTACATGTCTGCGTGCCTTTTTATCGCCTGAAAACTCAAACAAAAGAGCAATATACTTCTGTTCGTCTGTCGAAGATTCAACAAGCACACCATCGACTTCTTCCTGTCCCATCACCTCAATCTCTACGTCCTCCGGTACTAGTGCAGATTCGAAATCTCCCTCATAGCCGGAATTGCTTGATAATACGGCATACGCGGTATCATCCGCATAAAACGTGTTGGATTCTCCGGACGGATCAAGCGACATACTTACTGCTCCCGGCCATTTCTTCGGCGTACTGTATGTACTCTTGATTGTTCCATCCTCCTGTTCCGTCTCTGTGATAATCGCATAGTGCGTATTTTTCAGTCCAAACTTAATCTTATTTTTTTCTTTATCCATCTTTATATTACCTCCGCTTCGTATATGGTCATAAATACTTTCTGCTCGTTCTCGAACTCGTCTGTCATGCTCCACGGGATCTCTGCTTCGTCCAAGGCACTTTCAATCAACGTCTCCAGCTTCTCATCCTTCTTCGTGCTGTACAGCACAGCACGCATGGAGCTAATCTTCTGATACACCTTGTCATCTGCAAAGAAATTGTTGTCCGCATGGCATGTGTACGTGATAAAAGGTACTTTCGTGCCTTCCAGTGCATGGTCATAGTGTACAGTCACACCCGGTACCGACAAGACTTTCTTTACATCTGCAATCGTCATCCTTTTTCCACCTGCCTTTTGAATTCTTCCGGAAACTCATCCTGCGCCCATGCTTCCACCGGCGCAATATGTTCTTGCGCTTCTGCACGTTTTTTCTTCACAACTCCATTGATTACTACGTCATGTCCATGCTCAAGAAGATGTGTCAGCTGGTACTGCTCGTTATACACAGTCATTCCTTCTGATGTTTTCTTGTATTTCCATCCATTTTTGTACTTTTTTCCTCTTTTTGCACGCTTGTTTTTGGGCGAGGTCTTTTTCAGCTTCTTTACAGCTTCCTCGGCTGTTTTCTCCGCTGCCGTATCAACCGCAGTGTGCACATGATGCTCAAACGCCGAAAAAATCGATTGTAATTCCATATCAAGCTGTCCAATTTTAATCGTCTTGTTCGACATACGTCACCCCTGCTTTCTCTTCAGCATAAAGCTCGATCGTATCGGAATCTGTACGCTCATAGGTGCGATAGATCCCATATACCTTGTCTTTGTACTTCACAAGCTTTTCGCCGTTGTAATTTACCTTATCTGTGTCAAAGCGATACTTCGGATTCATACCGACCTGCCCGGCTTTGAAGAACTCCTGGCGATCAACAGACTGTACTTTGCATATTACTGCACGCTCGGTCTTCTCAACGACAACCGGATTGCCGATATCATCTGTCCCAGTCTTAACCGCGATCAATATGATTTCGTCATCCATCCTCTTCCACCTTCGCTTTCTGCGCAAACAGGCGATTGTTGAGTTCATACCGTAACATGCGCGGCATCTCCTCTCCGGTTGCTCTTTTGCGCCACATCCACGCCGCATAGCTTATGATAAGCTCCTCATCATCCACAGGTGGATCCTCCGGGAAGGTGACGCCCTCCCGTTCGATCCGTTTCCTTGCAGTCTGCAGATACTGACTCAACCGCTTATCATACACTGTGGCAGAAATCCCAAGGTCGATTTTTAACATGGTCAACTTATCTGCATCTGTCATAGATTACTCCTTACTTGATACAGCCGCCTTATTTGCTGTATCTTCTGCAAATGTCATATCTGCTGTCGGTGTTGTTCCAAGGATTCCGATGGCAACGAAGCCCTCTGCAATCACCGGAAGACCGTCATATCGTGCCAGTCCCTTATATACTGTCTGATCTTCCAAGAACTTCACATGCTCGGACTGTGTGATCTGTGCGCCCTCACGCTCGGCAAGGAGATATAAGTCACCATACCCGCCGACAATTACATTGTCCGGGATGAAATCAAGTGTTTCGATCGCACCACCGACGATCGGCATAGTGTCGCCCATTCCGGTTGCGATTGCGCCCGCTGCATTAAAGCTGAGTGCCTCTGCTACGAGCTTGGTCTTGGTTGTCTCGTTCATAGCCCAGAAGCGATTACCTGTCGAATACTTGCCCTTGGCATTCCCTGATGCAATCACAATCTCCTTGAACAGATCAACACCCTTCTTCGCGGCTGCAATTGATACAATGTTTGAAGAAGAAAGATTCTTCCACTCACGCGCGGTATCCGGGTAAGTCTCCGGTTTTGCCGCCTGCGCCAGACGTGTGACTACGCCTGTTGGCATTTTCTTTCCTGTTCCGTAAAGGATTGCCTTATCAAGGGCTAATCCAATTGACTGTCCAAGAGCTGTGATGATTGCTTCTGCAAGATTGATATCCGAGTCATTCAAAGTTGCATTATCGATTGCCATATATCCAGATACTTTATATCCATCTACTTCGACATTGTTGAATAACATCGACAACTCGTTGATAGAACCATTCATCTCTGTCCAAATTGCTTCAGGGATCGTGCCCTGAATCGGCTGTCTTGCCTTGCCCGGCACAGACTGCACACGTACATGCTTATAAAGCTTTGAGTACTCCTCGATGTTCTCGCGAAGGAGTTCAAGCATCACGTTCGGAATTGTAAGCTCTGCACCTGTAATCGCGCGGTTCTGCACACCGTTTGTATAAAGCGTACGCACACGTTCCAAGAAAGTGTGTACCTCTTCTCGCGCGAAAAACGCATCACGCTCCTGTACTGTCATACCAAAAAACTTCTTTCTAGTTGTTTTCACTGTTTCCACTCCTCTCATTCTTGCCTCTGGTGCCGGTTCTGCCTGTCTCTGCTTGCTTTCCAGTTCTGCAAGCTCGGACTCTGTATCCGATACTTCCTTTTCCAGAGTTCTTACTGACTCGTCATTTTCTTCCTTATCCTTCTCGTACTGCTCTACTTCCTGTGACACTGCCTCCTTCTCTTCGTCTGTCTGTGCCTCTTCAATGGCTGCCTCAAGCTCCTTCTCACGTGTTGCAAGCTCCTTTGCCTTCTCACGTGCCTCTGTGAGCTTATTTGTGACTTCGCTCAGCTTCTTTCTGAGCATGATAACCTTTAACATGATCCATTTCCTCCTTTTAATTTTTGCTTCATGTCAAGTTTCCACACCTCATTTTGTCGCGCCCGGATGGTGTCGATATCCTTTTGACGTGCATTGACACTTGTCTCTTCGTAAGCAGGGAATGTACATACTGACACTTCATACAGCTTGACTTTCTTGATTTTCCAGTGAACAGAACCATCCTCACGGACGTCTGTCTCTTCATCCAGAATATCAAAGCCAAAGCTGCACTGATCCACGTCATGCCGTTTCACTCTGGCGTACAGATTCATTGCATCCGAATCATCCGGATTAATGTTTATATGTCCCCAGAGTCCGCGCTCATCCTGTCGTAGTGTCAGTGTTCCTGCTTTCGTTCGCCCAAGTACCATGCTTGTGTCATGATTAATCAGCGCACGGATATCATCTGAAATTGTTTCAGTAAATGCGCCGCTTTCGACACTTTCGCTGTAGCCAGGTGCTATAATGTAAGTGTCATCAAAAACGACAAAGTAACCTTCAATCGAAAGTGCTTCGTCGTCTTCTCTCGTATTAAATTCCGATGCGACAGATCGTATCTGTCGAATATGTCTATCCATTGTCTTCTCCCTTCTGTACCAGTTTTTTCTGTGCTGCTGCCATGTCCCACGGTATATAGTTTTCAAGCACTCGAAGTTCATCCAAGCCTTCCTTTGGTGACATGCCTATCTTGTCTCTGACTTCATTTCCAGTCACAAAACCACGGTCTGACAGCGAACCGAATACGGATGCTATCGTCGTCAGATCCCAATCCATCACGGACAGAACATTGAACTTGATATACATATTCGGACTGTATATCAGTTTCCGCGTCATCTCCTGCTGTAATCCTGTGACAATCGTCTTTATTTTTGTTTTGACAAAATAGTTCCACTCATCCTGCTTGTACTCTCCAACGCCAAGCACGAACGCAGGCACTCCTAATATCGCGGCTACACTTTGCTTGTCCAGCTTTACATTGTCGGATATCGCAAGATCTGACAGAGACAACGGTTTGATCTGTTCTATCTCAAACTGTTCCGCAGGTATCAGCCACGGTGCACCGGCTTCGCCAGAATTCATGTACTCATTGATTAGCTTCTGTCTGCCCTTTGGCGACGAGAATTCTTCCGTCATTCCATCCACTTTAACGATCAGGCTTGGCTTGTACTTACTCTTCATGAAAGCATTTGTTGTAATCTGTGCCTGTCGCAGGTTATCCGCGACATCTTTCAACTGTGCTGTAACACCCTGCCCTTTGTACAGGTATGTCTTATCCGGATTATATACAAAGTGCATCACCTCATCCGGAGCATAAGGAATTCCATCAATCAGGACATGATATCTGGTGTAATTGCCCTGAAATGATACTCTGCTTGCAGCCACCGGCTCCATATCAGAGAGATATCCATCTTCCGTATACACTTTCACGACCGAATTGCCTTTGCCATACAAGAGCAGATTCATAACTATCGCTTCTATAAACGTCTGCCGCGTCATGCTACTGCATGGGTTTATATCAATCTTTCGCGACAGCTCATTGATCACACGCTCGTCACCGCGTTCGGTGTTCTCCATGACGTGAATCGTCATTGCTCCAACCACTTCTGCAATCTTACGGCAGGCTGCTACAATCTCCGGGTTCTGGTCCAGAGATGTATAACCATCACCGCACAGGATGTCATATGCTTCCGCGCTTCCAATCAGCACCGCCGATCGTGTTCGTCTTGCTTTTCTTAGTGCCCGCTGTAGCACGTTATTCTTTTTACTCATCTTCATTCTCACCTCCCCACCAGCTCTTTGATTTTTCGCTCTTTTCGAGCGAATTCAAGTATCTGACGCATGCAAACACGCTCGAATCAAACAAGTCGATACGTGCCGTCGGTTCTATCTTCTCAAATTGGATCATGTCGTCGGTCTTCTCAATCGCATGCACGTTTTGCACGCAGTACTCATATGCATCTGAGTGCAGGTAGTACAGCGTTCCATCTTTGGCAGATTTCTCAATATGCCGGAATCCTTCCGACTTCACATAAAAGTACTGTGGCTGGTCAACTATACGGAACCCTGCTTTTTTCATCTGGATAAAGTACTCACGTGCAAACTTCTTATCGTGGCCAACCTGCTTAATCTTAAAGCCTTTGCTCCGCATCTCCTTGAACCAATTTACAATGTCACTGACATTGACCGTTGGCGTGTTACACATGGTCAGCCAGCCATCGTCCCGCCAGCCAAACAGCGGTATGTTGTCTTCATCTGCTTTCCTTGCTGCTTCCACAACCGGGAAGAATGCATGCGTGATAATGATATCCACGCCCTTGTAATGTCCGAATAGTGCCGCTGCCGTGAGATCATGCAATTTCGACAGGTCGGCACCACCGTACCAGTCTATATTAAGCTTTGCGAGCTCCTCTATGCTCCAGGTATACTGCTTGTCTGAATTTTGGAACTCTTTTATATCAAAATATGCCTTCATCGCCGTGGTATATACATTCAACTGGCGGCTTAGAAAATCCTTCCGCTGTTGCGGATCGTTCTGTGCCTGTATGGAATCGTTCATGATAGCTTCCGGCCGGATTGTCACACCATATCCCGGATTTGCCTTTTCATGCTGGATTGGATTGGTAAAATCTACATTTCCCTTTTCGTCCTGATCGGCACGAGATACAAAGCAGAACAATGTATCGTCCTTCACTATGCCATCCAACACTTTGTTTGCATATTCCAACCGGCGATAGCAGAATGAATTCATGTTATCGCCCGCAGTTGTGATACCGATCATCAGCTTGTTCGTGTATGCTGCCATTGCCTCCTTGAATCGGTTGTACTGCGATGCACGCTTGAACGCATGCACCTCATCCGCGATGGCTATGTTACAGTTGAATGAATCCTGCGTGTCCGGATTGCTGGCAAGTGCTTCGATGTACAAGGAACCCTCCGGCTCTTCATTCTCGTTGTAAAAAGTGTACTCGATGGAATGCTGTGCATTGTTATTCAGCACCTTAAACTCGTTTATCATGCCACGGTACCGCAATGTATGCAGGATGTCGTCAAAGCTCTGCTTCGCCTGCTTCAAGGCGGCGGCCACAATATAGATTGTCGCTCCTGATCTTCTTTCCAGAAGGCCAAGTGCAAACGCAAGCGCCGCCACAAACAGCGTCTTGCCCTGCTTTCTCGGAATAAAAATAAAGGCCTCTTTGTATCGTCTGATCTGAGTACCTTTATAGTAAAATCCTATTAAGTTATATACGATGAATATCTGCCACGGCTGCAATATCAACGGAGTATTCCGCAGAGAGTGCCCTTGCAGGTCCTCTCCCTTCACGTGAACCATTACCCGCTCAATGATATTGATCACAAAATCCGGCTCTTTCGTGTGCAGCTCCAGATCATCACGTTCCAGATCGTCCAGGAATCGCTTGCACTCTCGTACATTGTTTCCGGCAATGATCTTTCCCGCAACTACATCCCTGGCATAGTCGATCGCTACCTGCCTATACTTCTTAGCTGCCAATGTCCCGCAGAATATCTCCTAATGCCGATGTCTTCTTGGTTTTGATTGCAGATTCATCAATCTTTTTCAGCCCTGCCGGTGTGAGCCCAAGATCACGCCAATACGCAAGCGCGGATGTATTCATGTCGCCCCAGCTCACCAACAGCGGATTTTTGGTCATGTTGGTACTTCCGTTTTTGTTCGTATGCTCCACTACAGGTTTGGCACCGGTTTCGACGTATTCCTGATAGATTTTGTCACGCTCTGCAAGTATATTTGCGAGCGTATCGATCATCGGAAGAAAAGCATCCCGATACGTGCCAACCGCCTTGGCTGCTGATATTATTCGATTTTTCCATGCTGTCTTTTTCACCCGGTTTCCCCCTTTCTCAAAAAATCCTGCGTATTTGGAAAAGGCTCCACCCACCGTTCTATCCTCCGGCGCTCCAAAAACGCTAGAGAGGGGGGAGTCTGCTGCCATATCTCTTCTTCATACGCATTTGTAACTGCTTTCCCTGTGCTGTCAGCTCATGCGAATCCCTGTCATGCATCTTGTTGTGGCAGGACTGGCACAAGGTTATCAGGTTGCAGTCGTTGTATCTCTCATCCGGATAGTATTCAACCGGGAATACATGATGCACATGCTCTCCTTGTCTTCGCTTTCCGTAGCGTCTGCACTCCTGACACTGATATGCATCCCGTCTCAATACGGATGCGCGTTTCCTTTTCCATCTGGTATCGTTATACATCATTCTTCCTCTGATTTCTTCTGAAGGACATCGATTGCCTTTGTGATTACTGCCGGGAGCTTTACGCCCATAAGTCCTGCGTTTTCTACCAGTGATATCGTTTCATTTGCGATAAATGCAATCACAACCGCGTCGCGGATATAATTCGTTCCAATCACAAGATCTAATCTGTATGCCACGATCACGAACACAAGTGTCATGCACTTTCTGCATAAGCCTTTCCATCCTGCTTTGCTCTCCAGGCTTCCGGTATCTGTCTTGTTGCTTTTGTGGAACACTCCCGCTACAACCAAACCGGATACATAATCAATCGCCATGAATATGAGCAAAGTTACGGTTCCCGCATCCCATCCACCAAATACCGAAGCAATCGCAGATCCAATCATTCCTACTGCTGTACATATCGTCTGTTTCATCGTCTCTCCTTTCTACGCAAAACAGCAGCTATATGTTTCCATACAACTGCTGCCTTCGTGTCTCTCAAATATCTTATGCTATCATAATATCACTTAAAATGTCCCCTGAGTACTCCACTTTCATTTTTTCTTAAAACTTCCGAAGAATTCTCTCACTCTTATGTATAGCTTAAAAAACAAGTATGAATACGTCTCTCTTAATGCAAGTCTATAAAGCATCTGATCTTGCAACGTCAGGCTCTCTACAAATTCCTTTTCGTTAAAGTAATCAATATATTCCTCAATGATCTCATACTCCGTTTTCATATCTTCTCACTTCACTTTCTTAGATAACAGATAGTAGAACTTCCGCCGACTGCGATAGTATAATGCACGCGATGCTGGCATCCCACGCGCTTCAAGCACCGGATATGTGCACTCAGCATCTGTTACTCCCGCAAGGATATACTGTGCAAGTTCCTTGTTTGCTTCCACTGTCGTATCTTCAATCACCTTACATCTCTTGCTTAGTTCTGCTGCCTTGATCGCTGCGCTTGCCGTTGGGTTCGACAATCCACTTCCTGTTGCTCCGGTTTCATGCGACCGAAGTCCTCGCAGTTCTCGAATCTCTTTTATCCAGTCCGGATACTGCATACAGTAGTGGTACAATTCCAAGAATCTATGCTTCCCAATGTTATAGCTGGCGACCGAGTTTCTTTGTCTCACCTTTCTCACGCTCCTTTATACTTTCTGTGTGTACTCCAGACATATCCAGCCTGCACCACTTTTCAGCTTTCCCCATTTCTGCCCGGATACTGTCTTTTCCGCCACAATCGTATATACGCCCTTGTCCCGGATCACTCCGATTATTGCATTTGCTGTACCTGCATCCTTACGAATATTCAGTGCCGATGCTGTGACCTTAACTCTATATGTATCTGTCTGTGTCTGCTCTGGTTGGACTGCTGCCTGCTCCGATTCCTTTGTTTCTCCAGCTGCATTCTGTTCTGTATTCATTCCAAGTCCAAGCGTCGCAAGGATTCCTTTTGCATATGCTACACCAAACGCGCGGCACTTCTCTTCTGTATCCGCTTTTGCTGCATCAGCTTTATTATCTACAAATACACCCTCGCAGATAATCGCCGGGCATTTCGTCTGTCGAATAAATCCAAAATAATCACTTCCGTAGGCGTTCTTTTTTGTCTTTAAGCCTCGGCTTTTCTGCCCGATCTTCACAACTTCTTTCTCTATGTTCTGTGCAAGCCCCTTTCCTTTGCCACCGTTCACACTGTGCCATACTTCGAAGCCTTCTCCGCCGCCTGCATTGTTATGTATATCAAGTGCCAGATCTGCGCCCCAATGATTGCACATTGTTGTCTTTTCGTTGATTGAGCTATCAATATCTCCAGTTCTGCTAATCAATACATCTACGCCATGCTCTTTCAGATAATCGCGGCATCCCTTTGCCATCTGCAAATCAATATCCTTTTCTACAAGATACTTCACTGCTCCTGGATCACTCCCACCATGTCCTACTCCAATATATACTTTTGCCATCTTTATATCCTCCAATCATTTTATATGTTTATGTTCTTTCAGTTTCCCAGATTCTCACCCCCTTCCTTCTTTAGATTTATGATATATTTTCTTAGTGCCAAAATAAAAAAGGTACCAACCAATGAATACTGGTCAGTACCTTTCCTTTTCTAGTATTTACTTGTTTTTCTCGATGAATTCTCTCATCATCATGCTAAGCTGTCCGGCTTGACTTACTCCAGCCTTCTCACATGCATCTGCAAATGCCTCTACCAGCTCTCGCTTCAGCTTATATGATTTGCTTATCAAGCCAGCTTTTGCATTCCACTTGTCCTGCGGTCTAATCTTCTTTTCTTCCATCGTGCACCTCACAATATATATTTAATCCAATTGATGCCACACTCAATACAAGTGCTATTGCAATTGCCGCATCCAATCCTTTTCTGATTGCATAGTACACAAGAACCGCCGCCGAACAGGTGCTAATAATTGTTAATACTTTTCTTATAGACATATCTTCAAAAATGGCTTAGAATAAAATTAGGCGGTGGGTGGGATATTCCCACCGCCTGTGCCCTTACTTGAAGAAGGTTTCGTAGATCAAGCATACTATGGTTGCTATGCCTTGCAGGATGCCTGTTACGATTGCGACTTTTTCAAGTTTGGGCTTTTTCTTTTGTTTTTTCTTAGCCATTTCTTATTCACCTCCTTACAAGTATTATAATATCATACGGTGCACCGTATGTCAATACTTTTTATTAAAAAAGATGAAAAATTTCTGACCAGTATTCACTTTTCAATGTGCATCTTTATCTAGTATTTACTAGACTTTACAGGTAATTCTTCCCGAAGATCTCCCGGAAGCTCTTATCTGGATAGTGCTCTTCGAAAGCCTTCTGTGCCGCTTCGTGCAATATCTGCATATAGTCGCTGTTCTGGTGTACCGCATCCGGTCCTGTCCGGTGATGCTCCGGGCACAGGTAAACCTTCAAACCATACTTTTCCGACAATTTCCTATTCGGACCTCCAAAGCAATGATGCTCCTCAATCGTATAGCCCTGCTGCCGGATTCCGAGCAGATCGCACATGTAACAACATCCGTCTTTGTTCTGCATGATAGATTTACTCATGATTCACATCTCCTGTTCTTATAATCTTGATTGCATCATCCCAATTAACGACATCCTCTCCACCCATTCCAGTATTTCCAAATCGCTCATATGAGACTTTCTTTAGTTGCTCCACTACTTTGTCGGTGTCATAGGCGGTCGGCTGGCTTTCAATAATGTCTTTAAATACTTGCACATTTTCTGCCATAGGTATTTGTTCAGTTAAATCCTTAACTAAAGCATCCGCATCAATCAATCTACTCATCGTACACCACATCCTTACTTACTTTTTTTGTTACCTTGATTGTGTCCTTATTTGTCTTGCTGATCGTAACCTTAACACCTCGACCGTTATCAACTGTTATCTTTGTGATGGTTCTCTGATCAACCAGTTCAACGCACTCTTTTAAATACTCGCACACTGCCTGGTCTATCTCATGAATAGCCAGCTCAATGTTGTCCTTTGCCTTCTCCTGCCGTTTCCGTGCTCTCTGGTGAATCCGTGCTCCAGTGCAGTCGCACATCATGATTGCATGCTCCTCTGCCTGCTCATTTGGTATCTCTTCGCCAAAGAGTACAATATTCATACAGTACTTACATGTTCCTTTATTTGTCATCACTTTACCCCTTTCTTGCTCTTATCCATTATGTTTCTCCATAATCTTCAGCAGGCTCTCAATCTCGGTATTCATAACCGCTGCCGTCTGTTTTGCCATACTGTAGTCTTTCTGTTCAAAATACTTCGCCAGATCATTCATATCATCTCGAAGCTCTTCCAGTGTCGCTTCATATTCGGAATTATCTGTATATCCCAAATACCCCGTTGAAGCTGGAGCATATGTTTCCTGTTCTTCGGTACCTTCTTTCTGATGTGCGCTTTCCTCCTGATCAGCTTCCGCTGCATTCTTCACTTCTTCTGCATCTCTTTCCAGCACCTCCGGATCATGATGCATCTCGACGATCACAGGCTTTTCATACTGCTTCTTCGGTTCTTCTTTCTTCACCGGCTTTGCAACCGTGACTTTACTTTCCTTCCGCTTCGCAGGCTTCTTCTCTTCGTTTTTCACTTCCTTCCTTGGCTCCGGCTTCGGTTCTTCTTTCTTCTCTTCCGGATACGGATCATCATATGTCCTCGCCCAGACATCTTCGATCCTCTCATCCGGATATCTGCGCGCACAGATTGCAGATGCGGCGCTACACAGGTCTTCCCAGCTTATCTGCCCATTTTCTCCGGTACGCATATTGACGATCTTGATACTTGCCGAAATCGAGCATGTCATCATCAGCCTTCCAACGCCCGGGACTCGCACGATGATCACTCTCGTCTCGTCCGGCGCAATGATGTCCATCATCTTGTCGATATCATAATCCGGATAAATCACGCGCGATAATCTCCGGAAGTCGTCCGGTATATCATGCAGCCATGCTCTGACTACCTGCGTCAGCAACTTATCTTCTCTTTGTTCCTCTGGCTGTCCTGCTGCCTCAATCGCAATCTCGATATCTGTCACGCCCTGCTCTGCATCGAACTCCTTCTTGATCTCCCGGATTTCTGTCTTCGATAATTCTTCCGGAATCGTGTCTACAATCGCCTGCGGGAGTGTCAGCATCTCTGCCAACTTTGCCATGCCGAACCCATGATATCTTTCTGCAAGGACAGGCGCATACCCGCCCTCGCTGTATCGTTTGTTGATATTGATATATCTTGATACCACATCTTTTGACAATCCGTATTCTGCCGCCGCAAATTCCGTTACATTCCGGTACCCGCTTGTCCGCAGAATATCAGAGTCCTCTGCCCTACGGAGCAGATAACCTATCTTCACAAATCCGTCTGCTGCCTTGTTCAGCTCTGTATCAAGCTCCTGCTTGAATGCAAGATATTCCTGTGAATACTCTTCTGATCTTTCTGTTAATTCCAACATGTCTTCGCTCCTTTCACACTGCCTCCATAAAGTCTTCCATCAATCCCTGAAGCACTCTGGTATTGTTCTTCTCCTGCAATTCCCTTATATTTGCTTCTCGTAATACCTTCGACTGCTTCGCGCGTGCATGATCTTCCTCACTCATTCGTTTCCGTATCTCTTTCTGCCATTCCTTCAGGAATGGTTTTACTGTTTCTAACTCCGGTTCTTCATCGAACATGCCACGATGCTGTCTGATCGTGCCTCCCGGTTCCACTTCGATCGTATAAAATGGTTTGTCCGGTTCTTCTACCTTCCGCAGGAAGCAAATGTATGTCTCATGCTGCGCCATCCGGTCAAAATACCGGTCTGTGGATCCGACGCAGTGATGCAGGCTCCGCCCTTCGCATACAATGTCATATATCCGCTCTGGTACCATGATGAAATATTCGGTGCCTCTGTACTCGAATTTCTTTTTTATTTCCTTCAGTACATCCTCTGCTTCCGGATACCGTTCTGAATACTCCTCTGAATCAATCTCTATTTCCCTTACCTTGATTTCCTCGACCGCTTCATCATGTCGCCGCTTCAGTTCCCGCGGCTTATAGATCATTTCATCTTCCAGTTTCTTTTTCAGCTTGTTACACATCCGTATATAATCGGCATATTGATCTACGATTACACGCGTACTCTTTCCTTTGTACTGCTCCTTTTTCTGCTTTTCGATGTAGTTCATTGCCTGCTCTGCCGACATATACGTCAACGGCTCTTTTAATGTACCCGGCGTAATATTTTCACGCTTCGCCCATGTAAGCAGCTTCTCAGATATTTTCTCGCCTTTTTCTTCACTGTAATGCATCCACTTAAGGACCAGCCTGCCGCCATTACAATCCCGGATCCGGTTTATTTTCTGTCTGTCTGCGATTCCGAACACCTCTTCAATCGTCCGGCCGGTCACATCCAGGTAACCGATATATTTTAATTCCCAATAACTTATCTGCATGCTTGTCTCTGTCAGCATCCGGTAGAATCTTCCACGGAACAACATCTCTGCTACTTGCATGTATTCTTTGTCTTTGACTGCTGCCATCATTGCATTCCAGTTGCACTGCTGTCCCGCTGCCGCCATCTGGGTGAATAACCGGCTCCACGACTCATAGCTTGTATCCTTGAAGGCTTCCAAGATGCCGGCATCATACAGTGCTCCAACATATTCCCGCTTGTTCTGCGGATTTCCTTTGTTATCAAAGTAACTCCACTGCTTATAGTAGATGTCGCATTCTGCTTTTTTCTTTCGATTGAATTCAAGCGTATCAATTTGCTTGTTCAGGATTACCCGTATTTCTTCATCTATCCATATATTTTTGTGTTCACATACTCCCGGTTCGAAAGTGATTTCTGTTACAAAATGCCTGCATACGGATGTGTCTGTATCCATCGGCTGGATCAGGCAGAAATGTTCAACCATCTCAACTTTCTGTTTTCGTGACAAATACTTAATCTCCCGATTACACTCCGGACATGTAATGTTGTCGTTGTTCCGCGGCTTATTCTTCAATTCAAACGAACCGCCACATGCCGAGCATACCCATTTCTTTGTATCCCTGTCCTTGATACACCAGTTTTCCCCGCCGGTGAACTGCTTATCTATCCAGTCTCGCAGATCTGTAGGCACATCTGGCACACGATCCATCAATGCTGTAACTCTTGCAAATCTTCGCTCTTCCTTTGTCTGCCGCGCTTTCCTGTCTCTTTCCTGCTCCAAATCATATATACGGTCAATCAAATTCGTTCGATAATATGTATATGGGTTTTGTGCATCATCCAATATTTCCTTCAATCGATCATGATCATCGCTCGACATACTGCTGTCACCATTTTTTCCGGAATATCCATAACTGCCATCCCAGCTCGCTTCGTATGCAGCAGGCACCTTCTCTGCATGCCATACCCCGGTATTCGCATGCCATGTTGCATACTCGCTATTCGTCGGGTTAAAGCAGTGCCGCCTCTGCAATACTTTATTCTTGAAAATATTCAATACTACAATTCCCTGTACAACCTGCAGGATTGTCCACCAACCTTTTTTCTTCGTCTTCGGCGCCGGTGTTTTCTCTATCGCTTTTTCTTTCATACATCTTCCTCCACATGCAATTGTCTGTTCTTATCGATGTACAGCCATTTATCCGCATATTTACTTGTTACGACGAGCATTTTCATATTCTTGATTTCTTCGTCCTTTTCGACAATTAGTCCGACCACGCTTCCCTCTGTACCTCTGACACGCGGACTGCTGCCTCTGGCAATTGCTATATGCCCCGCTTCCGATACCTTTGCTTTGTCCGGCTGTATGGATACTCCTGTCATATTCGTGATCCAATTCTTTCTCCGTGGATACATGGCTATATATCGCATGATATAATAAGCAAATTTCCGTGCATCCAGCTCTTCCACAAGCGTAATTTCTGTTGTCGCGATACGTTCTCCTTCATCCTCGTCGATATCGCCTGCCGCCTCTACGCGGAAGAAACGACTTTTTTCCCAACTGTAGTATCGCAGGCAGTCCGGCGGATATTCGCAGCAATGGAATCCGGAATTTGCAGTCTTGCTTCTTTCAACCTTCTTTGTCTCTCCTGGTACAAAGTGACATGTCTCTTTCTTTCCATCACCCATTACGCTCTTCAGATTAGGTGTAAACCCTTTGAATGCCATCATCAGTCAACACCTCCCTCATAGTATGTATGCATCAGCTGTTTCCGCTCTGTCCGCGTCGGGATCCCGATAGAAAACTCATGCGATCCGATCATGTTTTTAATAGTTGTGGTCTTCTTCACGATATCCTTGTGCACCACCGCGCGATTCGTATATCCCGTCTCCGCTGTCAATGCAATATACCCCGCAAGGCTCTTCCCTTTCCGTCGTACCGCTATGGCAAACTCCCTGTCTCTCATGATCTCCGCTTTCAGCTCATCCACCCAGTCTTTAAGTATTCCTTTAACATCCAGATGCTTTGCTTCCACATCCAGCTTCCCGATTGCGGCAAGCTCCGGTGTGGTCAATGTATCAATCAGCCCATCGATATAATCCTCCACGTCATCTTTATCCAGTCCGTTTTCTTCCGCAAGTACCTTGAGTGCGTCAATATCACCCTCCTGCAGTTCTGCTGCCGCAAGGCGGTTGATCTCCTCGGCACTGTCCAACTCTCCAAATTTATCCCACATCTTTCATGCCTCCATTCTTCATCTTCTCCTGCATCCAAGCCTTCCACTCGTGCGTGTCCTCGGATACGGTCCAACTTTCATTTTTATTGAGTAAATACTCGACTTTTTCCCACATTTCTGCATTCTTGATTGCAACACCTCTTGCAGACTTCCAGCCATTTTTCTTCCAGCCACCTAACCAGTCATTTTTCAACGTCCAGAATACATGCTCCGTGCGTGTGTGGATATGCACAGTACATCCCTTCTGCATACGCTCCAGCGCCGCAATGAGCAGCGTCAGCGTGATTATGTTTGTATTGCAATGTTCAAAATGCATGACTTCATACACGATCACAGGCTCGCCCTTGTACAGCATCTGCCGTCCATCTTCGTATGCTTCCATCACGTACATACCATCTGCCTTTGTGGCACGCGGTGCAATCGTCGAAGTCTCAATATATATCCTCACTTCCTGCATTTTCGTCTCTTCCTTTCGTTGCACCGGTGCAACTTCGCCAAATCGTCGCCCGGTGCTCGTATCACTCTCTTGGTCTGCTGTATCTTTACTTCCGTGTAGTAGACATAGCTGTACCCTGTTACCTGATTTATGCCAATTCGAATTGATTTTTTATCTATGTAATACCCCGGACGGGCTACTGGTCCATCCGTGATGATCTTTTTCATTGTCCGCCGGACATATGCTTTCTTCTCCGGCTCTGGACGCATTAAATTCCTGCTTGATGAAAGACTGGATGCACGCTTGATCTCTTCCGGTTCAAATATGCTTTCCTGTTCGATTTCTTCCGGAAGCGGTTTGCACAGATATGATGCAAGCTGTCCGAATCCTTCCTCATCCCGGACCGGTTCACTATGATGTGACAATCCCGGCCAGTTTTTCGCTATCAGCAGCTCCGTGTTCCATATTCGGTTGCAGATCAGGTGGATATGGATACCACCTCTTTTGCCAATTTCTACGCGTCTGATCCACTTCCACTTCTCGCCGTGTGCTGCATAATCTCTCCGCATGCGCTTATCAAACAGTGCCAAATCCTGCTTGACGGCATCCATGCTTTTTCGCGTACCTGCCGGATACTTCAATGTGATCCAGCAATCGCCTGGGAGGAAGTTTGCTTTCAGCAAATGTCTATATTTGTTCTCTTTATTGATCTGATTCTGGCGTTTCACCTGTTCCGGTGTCGGTTTCTTCCTTTTCGCCCGGTGCTCGCCTTTTGCTCCTGTATGCCCTGCGAACTTATATGCATGCTCTATGGAATTTTGAAAAAAGTATGTATGTTTTCTGTATGCCATCGAAAGTGTATCCTTGTCCCTAACTTTAATATGCTTATACTGTCTCAAAGCGAGCTTTTATCCCGCTTTTCTTGACTTCGTAAGTTCGGTGTGATACACTCAAATTGTTCAGATTCGAGGTATTACACCTGAGCCGGTTTTCAGCCGGCTCTTTTTCTTTTCAACGCAGCTTCTCCGGTTGATTCCTGGTAGTATGTACCATTTTCCGCCACCCAGTACCGGTACCGGTCGCCATTCGCGATCCTGCTGCCTATGTACAGGCATCCTGTCGGTGGCTCCAATTCCGCGAAGCTCTTTGCACTCATATATGCCTTGTGCATGATCTCATCCATCTTCGTCACTTGTACGCCACCCTTCTTCGGTCTGACGTCTTGCTCTTCACGATCAGATGATCTGCGCAGTCTGCTTCCACGTTCCAGTTTTCCCAGCGCAATCCGTTTTTTGTCATGATTTCCTTTTGCTTTCGCGTCGGCTTTGCCGGACGCTTTAGTTTCTCGTCTTTCAATCTCATCTTCTTCCTCCGTTTCATTCGCCAGCGCGATCAACTGCTGCCAGATTGTGCCTACCAACATGATTCCAAATCCGTAAATCATACCCATCCAAAGTAGTACAGCACCTTCCACCATCGCGATCGTCGCCAGCTTATATGTTGTTATGATCATCTTGTTACTCATCCTCTCATCCCTTCTACTGATATTCCGCTTGCAGATTGCCCCATCCGATCTGTCTCGCGACCGATGTCGGATTGAACTGCGGCACCTTGCGTCCCGCTTTCAGATCCTTCCGATAGCGAAGAAAATCAACAAACGCCAAATAGTTGACATACGTCACCCCGCAGCCGTCTAAGATCGTATAGTTCCCATATCTACCACGCTGAACATACTCATCGATTTCTGCAAGCCGGTTCGACACTGTCCGTGCCGATATATCCAGCGACTTCATGATCTGTGCCTTAGTCACGTAAGGCGAAGCACTTATATACTTAATCGATGTTATCTCCATGTTCCTCACTTCCTTTCTTCCAGTTGGCGACAAGATGTCACCGACTCAACTAGTTACATTCTGTTACCGATTCATATCCGGAAACATTTTTTGTAAATGATATTTCTTTAATTTCTGAATCGCTTTCACCTGTCTTTCTTCCTCTTGGATTCTTGTATCGATACATCGCATCGTATTGACAAGCTCATGCTGCGTATCTATATTCGTATGCAGGTCGATCTCATACTCATTAAAAATCTCTGGTACAATGTTGAGTCCTGTCTGTGTTCTCCTAAGATATTCCGGCAAATTCATCTTGAAGATCATGTACACATATGCCGGTAAATACTTATTTGACACAACTTGAAAGACACAGTATTTTGATTCAACCTCTTTCTCTTCGTTCAGATACTCCATCTGGCCTTTTGTTGCCGATACCTGCACGCAGAAGCTTCCTTCCGGATATATCTTTGCTTTCTTTGCCCTTTCCCATATGCATATATCTTTGATTCTTACATGTTTGTATTTGGTCAGCTCCATAGCTTCAATACCTCCGCGATATCGCTCTGATAACCATCTCCAACAAGTTGTCGCATCATTCCCGCCAATTCCCGCTCTGTCTTCCTTATTTCCTCATCTGTTTCTTGCATCTGAGCTGTCAGCTTTCTTATATCCACCTGTTCTTCAGGCTCCGTAGTATCGATATAACGCGGTATATTCAAGTTATATTGATTTGCCTGAATCTCTTCGATTGACACCAATCTGGATATTTTTGCTTTTTCGATACGATTTTTGTAATTTTTTGCAATCTCGTGTACGGCTTCTCCGTCTAATTCATTGACCTTTGCCTTCTTTGTTGCATATTTCGTTGCATCCATTATGTACACACTCTCGGTATCTGCTTTTTTCAGACAGATCATCACAGTTGGTATGCTTGTATTCAGGAACATATTGTCTGGAAGACCAATAATCCCATGAATATATCTTTTTTCGATCAATGATCTTCTGATTGCCAGTTCTTGATTTCCTCGAAAAAGCACTCCATGTGGAAGTAGTACAAACGCTTCCCCACCATCCTTCAGCCTTGTCAATATATCGATTATGAACAGATAATCGCCCTTGCTTTTTGGTGGTACTGCATATTTTCGAAACCTCCAGTCCCCAACACCACTCCATGGCAATGAATATGGTGGGTTCGATATGATTGTCTGGACGCGTCCGATGTTTGGTTCCAGCTTTGCAATGTCACTGTATCGCGTTCCGGCTTCAAGCCGGTATGCTTCAAGCAACTCGCGTGTTGTTATATCCTCTTTTATTACCCATCCTGTTACGTTTCTAATGCTCATATTGAACAAAAGAAGCGGAAATACCGTTTCGCTTTTTTCAATGCAGATCACATTCTTTACACCATTTGCAATATAAGATATTGCAAGGCTTCCAGTTCCTGCGCATTCATCAAGTACCGCTGCCGGTGTTGTCGAAAGCTCATAAAATAATTTACAAATACAATCCGGCGTATAGTCCTGTTTCATCTGCTTTCGCTGGGCTGCCTCTGCCTGAAACACATCTCTGATGAAATCTGTACGCAAATCAATATCCTCAATAATCTTATTGAAGTATTCTTCTCTTCTCTGCTTATCAAAAATGATATCTTTTAGGTATCTAATAAATTCGTACATCTCGGATATTCCAAGTATCTCCCGAATATCCATATCCCATCACGCTCCCTTCTTCAATCGTTCCCGTTCCGCAACCAAGCTGTCTTTCGCCCGATTAAGCGACCGAATCTCCTCATCTATCTCCTTTAGCTTCATTGCTCTCCGGAACATATCTTTGAAGATTATGAGTCCAAAGCTCTTATACAGCTCTGCTACTTCTTCCTTACCGGATGTATTCCGAATTGCCGGATGCCACATGTATACGGTCTCAATCAGCTCGTACTCTTCATCTGTCACAGATCCGTGAATCAGGTTCTCGAATTCATTCTTCATCATCTTTCTCACATCCTCCAATCTGGACATCATCTCTGTGTCCCATCATTGCCCGGATATGCTTATTAGGCACATCCGCCATCACCGCATTCTCAAGCAGCTCCATCTTTGCTGCCTGAAACACCATATCGTAATACTGCGGCTGTTTAATCGTAATTGGCGTTTCTGCTGTAAAAGCGTCAACTATTCCCATTTTCTACTCGCCTCCTTTCCTTTACCCTGCTTCCTCCTGATGTAGTTCTACATGTGTAGTAAGACGACATCGAACAGAAAAAACACTATAAATGGGATATTTTTCTAAAATTTTTCTTTTGTTCTGCTTCCGTATCAAATTCTATATAGAATTTACGGTTTTATCGTAATCTAAAGGTAAAAAAATAAGTCGATTATATGGCACTCCATATAACTCCTCAATTCTTCGAATGATCGGAACATCAGGGTAGCTCTTCCCTCTTTCATAATTACCAAGCGTATCCTTGCTTATACCAATGAGCTTTGCCGCTTCTTCCTGATTATATCCCTTTAATTCTCTAGCCTGTTTTAACGTCATTGCAACCGGAAAATCCACAATTTTCTTCCTCCTTTCGTAATTTTCAAGTGTATCTTACTACGCTTTAATCGTAATGTCAACGTTTTTTTCGTAATTTTTTCAATTTATATTGATTTTTTTACGTTTTAATCTTATACTAACATCCAAGGAGGTGATTTTTATGGGTAGTCTTGGTAATAAACAAATTATGGCCAGGAACATACAGTACTATATGTCCTTACATCATAAAGATAGAAACGATATGTGTGAGGCATTGGGGGTTAAATATACTACCTTTACGGATTGGGTTAAAGGAAACTCTTATCCAAGAATTGATAAGATAGAACTTATGGCTAATTATTTTGGAATCAGCAAATCTGATCTAGTCGAGGAACATTCTTCTCAATCCAATAGTACTAAAGGGCGCACTATCAATGTTCTAGGTCGAGTTGCTGCAGGTATTCCAATCAATGCAATTACTGAAATAATCGACACCGAGGAAATATCTGAAGAAATGGCCAAGACTGGTGAATACTTTGGCTTGAAGATCCGTGGTGATTCTATGGAGCCGCGCATCTGCGATGGCGATGTTGTAATTGTTCGCCAACAGGACGATGCAGAATCCGGAGATATTGTAATTGCTATGGTTAATGGAGACGATGCGACATGCAAGCGATTAGTCAAATACGCTTCCAGCATCGCACTTGTTTCTCTCAATAGCAAGTATGAGCCTATGATGTTTACAAATGAAGAGATAATGTCCAAGCCGGTACGTGTGATCGGTAAGGTAGTTGAATTAAGAGGAAAATTCTAATCTATTGAAAAAAGGGGATATACAATGGAACAAAATGATAAAAAACAGCCGAACAAAAAAGGAGTAGGATGCCTTACAATTATCATCATCTTTGCAGTAATTATTATCATTGCTGTTAGTGGTGGAAAAAATAAGGACTCTGGTAATAGCAAATCCAACCACATATATGATACAGCTCAAGTACATGATGTTATAAACGGAAGCGGAAACGCTAAAATCGGCGAATATTCTGTTGTTAAAGCTTCATCAAGCGAAATTACAGATGAAGTTCTAAATGATTGGTATTTTAACTATGTGAAGAAGAACAATTTCAATTATTGTGTGATTGTTTATACTGATATCGATGGTGTTGGTGTTTATTCCAGCTCCGGAATGGTTGTAAAGGATGCAGGACTCAATACAGACTCTAATGGTGATTACTCATATTCTTCTCGTAACGGAGAAACAACATATTGGGAGCATAATAATACATTGGAATTAGATACGCATGAATAAAAAAAATGTATTTCTAAAAACTACATATGATATCACATTCTGTATTCTGGCTATTATTGCCGTATTTCTTTCGATATACGACATACGAGCTGGATGCAAACCGTGGCAGCTCATGGTTGATGAGATTATCACGATTATATTCATCGTTGATTATTTTGTCCGGTTATTCATATCGAGGGACAAGAAGGAATTTTTCAGAAAGAATGTGTTGGACCTGATTGCAATCATTCCATTCACTTCCATGTTTAAGATTTTCCGGGTGCTTAAAATCTTCCGGTTCGCAAAGATTGCAAAGGTTCTGAAGCTCGCCCGGCTTGGAGCATACTTCGGTCGGTTATATGATCGGGTTCGGTTCTTCTTTGAATTGAACGGACTCAAGTATATGGTGTTTGCAAGTGCCGTCTGCATCCTGATCGGCGGCGTGTCGATTCATTTTGCAGAAGGAATGTCGATATCCGATGGGATCTGGTGGAGCTTCGTCACAGCAACAACCGTTGGTTATGGCGATATATCTCCAAGTTCACTTGCTGGCCGCATCATAGCATCCGTGCTTATGATCGTAGGAATTGGTTTGATTGGTTCTCTCACGAGTACCATCACCGCATTGTTTTTTCAAAAGAAAAAGAAATCGTCCGGCTCTGCCGAGGAACAGCTCATTGCTACTATTCAGACACAACTGGACGATTTCGATAACCTGTCCGATTCGGACATTGAAACAATATGTAATACGCTACATGCGTTGCATAATAAACAAACAATATAATACACTTTACCGGGTAGCCGGGGGACGTGCTCTCATCTGATCCGAGCCTTACGGAAAGGATGATTATTATGGTTACATGGAACGACCTGATTGATATAGCCACTTTGATTGTGGCTGTACTGACTTACATAGACCAGCATGGAAAACATAAGAAATAGCCGTCCTGACACCTGCAAAGTTTAGGAACGGCTATTCTAGCTAAATATTAACTCGCCGGTTCAGGTGACGTGCACTCACCTTCCGACTGCCTTGTTAAGTGTATTATATGCTAATTGGTTGATTTTTTCAACCCCAAATCACCTGCAGTTGTTGCACCGGTGCAACTTTTACAACTTGGGTACAGATTGTACCCTGCTTCATAACTTCATAGCAAAAAGAATCCCCCGTGTTGGCGCACGAGGGACTCAGATACACCATCTAAGGGGATGGCATACTCAACATACAAACATATTATACCATCCCCTTCTTTACAAATCAATAAAGGAGGGATTTTTTATGTGGTGTGAACCTAGAAAAAATGGAGTAGTTTATCGTGAACGATACAAAGATCCTCTGACTGAGAAAAATAAGGTTGTTACAGTTTTTAAATCTAAGGATACTGCTCAGAATCGTAACAAAGCCCAGCGTGAACTTAATGCAAAGATTGAAGCAGCCATTGCAGAACTTCAATGTGATGATTGCTCAATTACGCTATCTCAAATGCAAAAAGAATACCTGAAAGCTCAATCAGTTACTTTCAAGCAATCGACCGTGAAAAGGAATCAGATTATTACTTCATCTGTTATTGACTTACTTGGTGCTGATGCGATAGTAGATAACCTTACGACTCAATTTGTAAATTCAAGGTTGCTTGGATCCGGGAAACAAGTTAGTACACTTAATACTTACATTACACGATTCAAAGCACTCCTTAATTGGGGATACATAAACGACTACCATAACAACATGAAATTGATTGCAAAGCTCAAACCATTTGTAGATCCAGCAGATGATAAAGAGATTACTTCGAAATACTTAGAACCAACAGAAGCCGAAAAACTTCTTGACTACATCAAAGAGGACAAAAGCTGGCATTGGTACTATGTAACTTCAATCCTAATACACACAGGCTTACGTTTTGGCGAACTTTCAGCATTAGAAACAACTGATATCGATACAAAGAATCTCACAATACGGATTTCAAAGACATATGATTCAATCAATGATATTGTGACAACTCCGAAAACAGATAACTCCAAGCGCACGATTCACATCCAGCCAGATTTATTACTTGAACTGAAGAAGTGCTTGCTCTGGAGAAATGAAATGATGCTTGCCAATAATATTCGATCAGGTCTCTTGATTCCAAATACCAAAACAGGAGAACATTTGCAAATCGCCGGTTACGAAAAATACCTTCGTGTGACTTCTGAGAAACTTCTTGGCAGACATGTAACACCTCATATGCTCAGACATACACACGCTTCGCTTCTCGCTGCAAACGGCATGACTCCGGATGAGATTGCCCGCCGATTAGGACACAGCAAATCTACAATCACAAGCAAGATCTATATTCATGTTACACAAAAAGTTATTGAAAATGATAACCGAAAGCTAGATCAAATAAAACTCTTCTCATAATTTTTGCCCACTATCTGCCCACCTAGGCGATTTTTCAACCATTAAAAAACGGCGGAAACCCTTGATTCTACGTGGTTTCCGCCGAATAAAAAAGATGCCCAGAGCCGGATTTCGGATTTCTTCCTATTATAATGCAAAGTCGAGCAAGCGCAGGTAGCTAAACACTTTTCTGATATGTATTATAACTCACGAAATGCAAACATACGCAAAATTTTTGCCCAGTAAATGCCCAGTAAATTATTTCTTGCTCTGCTTATATATCTGATTTACTCCGGTAGAAGCAAGACCAGACATGATGCCAACTGAAATCGCCGTGATAATATCTTCCGCCGGAAAGCTCTTCATCACATACATAGCAGGTACTGCAATGATTCCTCCCACAATGCCTAAGATTACCGGAATCGCCTTATCGCTGACCTTCTTGCTCGCTTTACATCCAATTCCAACCAGATAGCAAATAATCACGATTGGTACTACAGTTACACAATTTGATAAATCCATATTCATCATCCTTTCTTCTCTTTCTCTAAGTCTTCAATTCTATGATTCGCAACACGAATTTTCTCATTTGTGACCGCCTGTTGCTCCTCTAAACGATATGTACGTTCAACAACATTGTTGTGCTTGTCTACTCTTTTTGATAGCTCATCAAGCTTGTACTCTATCAATGCAATTGTTTCATCATGCTTTTTGCTTGCAGCCTTTTGCTGATAGTGATTATTGATTAAGCATACGATCAATGTAACAAACGCCGCAATCATGGCAGATATTATTGATGTCATGTTTTACCCCTTTTCTATGATTCTCTGGTCCAAACATATGGAGCTATTATTCTAATTTCACCATTGGCATCATACAGTTCAATATTAACATATCCTGCACATTTCCATTTACCGTATTTAAATGGTGCACTAAATAGGTTCGAATTAAGTACAGCTGTACCAACCGGCAAACAATATCTTTCATCATGATTATGGTTAACACGACTATATCTTTCGTCATGATTATGATTAGTATCGCTTTTAGCACTAAGTGCTTGGTCAAGTATAGCTTTTCTGTAATATAAATCATCATGTATATGCGCCACTGGTGCCTTTTGACTTGCAAGCTCTTTAACACCAAGTGCTCCTGCAAGCTGATTTGCTGCTGAATTTGCGTCGATTGCATCAGCAGAGTCAATGATATTTAAAGAATTCAAATGTGTTTCGCATGCGTTCTGGAACTGTTGTGCATAATAGATTGCTAAATCTTTATATGTCGGACAGACCATAAACTGTGTTGATATCTTGGTCAGTGCTACACCTGATACATAAACCGCATATAGCGGCATTTGATTTTTCAAATCACCATTTAAAATATCTCCACTTACTATTTCAGGAGCAGACGGCGTTCCCGACGTTGCTGTCCCCTGTACAACTTCTAACTTTGCAGATTCAATACCTGATGCCGCATTTTTCTCGTAGGTCATTACGATCAGATCAATTCGATTTGTTCCTGCGGTACCTGTCGATATTGTCAAATCTTCATAAGTATTCGGTTCAATACGGATATGTCTGCCCTGCATCAGCATATCGCCGTCAGAAATTCTAACCGTGTTGTTATTGATAATTGCTCCTGCAAATCTCGATCCGCTACTCATGACAAATTCTCCATCACCAAAAAAGGCAGCATTGAAGCTGCCCTGATCTGCTGATCTAATATGTTCTTTCCCGGCATACCCTGTTACTAAATGTGCCATAGTCTTTCCCTTCTTTCTCCACTTAGTGAATAAGCGACATCCATGTATTATATCCAACAACACCATCAACTGTAAGCAGATTGTTTTTCTGATACTCTTTCACTACTGATTCTGTAGCTGTGTCAAATACCCCCGGACATGTGAGATCACACGCATATCCTTTAAGCATAAGCAAAATCTGCAGTGCAGTAACCATGTACTGTTTCTCGCCCTTTTTTACATAGTGCTTTCCAAGTGCGGCTTTAGTGGCAGATCCATAAATCCCATCAACCGCAAGTTTCGACTTATAGTCTAAGTTCATCGCTGTTTGTAACACCTTAATTCCTGCTTTAATGGTCGCATTTCCACGAATACCATCCGTTACGATTCCGGCACCGGCAAAATTATTCGCATGGATCTGTCCGGCACGAATGATAGCGTCCTTAGCAGCGATATGTTGAATCTGCTGTATAGATTCAGTCTTCGATGGGATATTCTCGGATACTTTCACCACTTCTCCAAACGGAAAGTTTTTTCCGGGGCATGCAGTCTTACTCACATCACTATGCTTTCTGAATCGAGTAATTCCATATTCCTTGCGAAGCCATGAAACAACTTCTTTCAAAGCCTGCTTCTGTGCTTCTGGCATCTGTTCATTTTCAAAATTTCCTTCACAACAAACTCCAATCGTGTTGTAATTCACACCAGATGCATGTGCGCCGATCATATCGATTGGTCTGCCCTTGTATACTTTTCCATCTAAACGAATATAGATATGATACCCAATACCAGACCATCCATTTGCAAGATGCATTCTGTGAATATCCTCTACACTACCGTGACATGCAGCATGATGAAATACAGCTCCTCCATCTGTGCTTTTTCTCTTTGTAAGAGATTTAAACTTTAAATGTGTGTCGATTATTTGCATAATAATCAGCCTCCTTCTTTTTATTTTATGCAATCACAGTTGTCATTGCAGCATCGTCCTCTTCAACCTTACTTTCTAAATCATCCAAACTGTTTAATGTATTAACCTTTTCTTCAATTCGGGATATGTATTCTAATACAGCATCCATTTTAGTTGTGATTTCATCTGTCCCTGAAAAATCAATTGAGGTAGCCGTCGAACAACAAATTGATGAAATTCCAGTCAACAGTCCTTTAATCTCATCTGTAGTCATCTTTCTTTCAACATCCGTCATGTGCTACTCCTCTCCGATCATGAATTCAATTGCGAGACATGCTGCTGGTGTGATGTTCTCTGGCAGATCATCAGCTGTAATCGTGTTGATTTCCAGCGACGCTTCGACTGAACCGATCTCATTAAACTCTTTGATGAACTCGTCCCAGTTCGGATTTGAACGGTTCATAGTAACTCCGTCGTCAGAGTACTTTCGTATCAGCTCATCACGAGCCTTGTCATACTCCACAAGATCCTCATCAATTTTCTTGATATTACGAGCAACTGACAGTCCTGCCTTACGCGAGAACGCAAGATCTAAGATGCCATTATTAGCGATCAACTGACGAATATCAAACAGTTTGCTTAATGTTGTAATGTATTTTTTCATAATGTTTTGACTCCTCACTTCATAAAGTAGTAGTGTTTATAGACCCTCTCCAAGGTCTTTATTATTTAACTTTTACTAAGTACCACCCGCAATGACATGTTCTAACTCCTGACATACTGTTGTATACCCTCAAATAAAAATTGGTATTACCACTGACATTTATAACAACTGGGGAACTACAGCATGCCCTATCCATATTATCATCTGACATATAAGCCCCAGCATCGGTGGCTCCGCTATTAGTTGAAAATACCATAACCATTCTGGATGTAGGAGTTCCATACATCTTTGCAAACACTATTCCGACATATGTTCCAGCAGGAAGTGTCACGCTAGCAGGGGTATTCCATCCGCCACATGTAATATTAACATTTTTGTCATATCCATATATAGGTGCCGAAATACCACCAGCACTATTAGCATAATTTGCAGATTTAGCATAGTTTACGCTAAAGTTTGATGGATTATATACATACATGTTTGCACCATCATTTCCACCCCACAACCAACTTGGCTGTCCGCCTTGTCCAGACCAATTCCATTTCATACCATTGATTGTTCCTGAGACGGTGAGGTTGCCCGACACAGATAATACGTCAGCAGATAGTATAGACGCATGTGTTCCATTCGGATTCGAATAAAAATACCCTTCATTTTCATATCCCTCTGCCATATATATGCCCAAAGCATTAAAATCTCCTCGAAACTTTTCAGATTGACAAGCAATTCCATCAGAACCTATCTGTGTAGCTATGGTTCCTATTTTATCGCCATAACCAATGGGAACATTCGTTGAGGTTAAAGCAATATACGCTAATTTGCTTCCATCGCTAGTGATATTCACGCTTCCGCCAGTAATAGTCGCCTTAGATGAGACTATTTCACCCTCAAATTTACCGCTCGTAGCATATATCTCTCCGGTAAACTTACCATTCTTCGCCTCGATCGAGCCATCTTCCAGCACTTTGAAATTCTCATTGGCGGTGACAAGACCTTCGAGACTGATCTTTTCAGCCTTGATTGAAATCTCCTCTGCCGACTGGTTGATTTCAGAAATGATTTTTTTCTTTTGAACCATTCCTTCTGGCGTAGCACCTACACTGTACGACGTTGATGTTGTGTTGTCCGTATAGGTGATGATCGTCCTTGTCCAAAGATATGGCTTTGATGTGTCCGCAGCCGGTATCGACGCAGACCACGTCCCAGTTGGTACCGTTGTTCCCGATGCTCCGGCTTGATATGTTACTGCCGTGGATTTGATACCTTTTCCAGCTGCTCCATCCTTGCCGTTCGTTCCATTGGTTCCATTCGTACCGTTCGTTCCATTACGCCCAACTGAATATGATGTAGATGTTGTGTTGTCTGTATAGGTGATAATCGTTCTTGTCCAAAGATACTGTCCTGCTGATACCGTTGGAATCGTCGTACTCCACGTCCCGGTTGGGGTTGTTGTACCACTAGACGATGCCTGATAAGTTACCGCAGTTGTTTTAACACCTTTACCGGTTGCACCGGTATCTCCCTTGGCTCCTGTATCGCCTTTCTGTCCGGTTACACAAACTGCCGTGGTAGTAGATGTTGTACTGTCGGTATAGGTAATGACAGATCGTGTCCAAATATACTTTCCATTCTCCCATCCGGGATATGTCGTACTCCAGCTTCCTCCAACTAAAGAGGTTGCCGATGTAGATTTATAATACTGCTCAACTATCGACTTTACTCCTTTACCAGTTGCTCCATCTTTACCATTCGTTCCATCCTTGCCGTTCGTGCCATCTGAACCATCTTTACCATTTGCGCCAGCCGCACCTGTGATACAGACTGGCGTCGTCTCTTTTGTAGAGTTGTCCGTATACTTGATAACCGTCTTTGTCCAGATATACTTCCCATTCTCCCAATCTGGCGAGGTTGTTACCCACGAACCTCCAGAAAGAAAAGTAGCCGATGTCGACTTGTAGTACATGGCATCCACCGATTGTACGCCAACACCGTCTACGCCTTTCTCTCCTTGATCTCCTTTATCACCCTTCGCTCCGGTAGCTCCCTTATCTCCATACACACCAATAACCTTCTTTGCAGTATCTACCGAAGTATTGTTCGTATATGTGATCGTTTCATAGTTCCAAAGGTATTTGTTTGTTGCTGTCATCGTCGGTACTGTTGTAGACCATGATGTTGGTACTTTGGTATTCGAGGTTGATACAGCATAAAACTCCTCTATCTCCTTAATTCCTATTCCGTCAGTTCCATTCGTGCCATCACTTCCGTCCTTACCATCGGCTCCCGGATTTCCTCTATCACCATACGCACCTATAATACATGGCATTGATGTACTTACGATCGTTCCATCTGACAGTTTTACAACTTCATAATTCCATAAATATTTTTTACTTGCAGAAACTGACTGCACCGTTGTTGTCCATCCAGATGTTTTTGCGGTGACACCACTTGAAGCAGATGTTGCCAAATAATAGTTGATAACTTCACTGATACTCTTACCGTCGACGCCATCTGCGCCCTTATCTCCTTGGTCGCCTTTTTCTCCCTTCGCTCCGGCAGCTCCGTCTTGTCCTTTGTCGCCTTTCGGTATCACGAAATCAAGAATCATATTCTTGTTGTCTCCGGTATTTTTCACTTCCGCATCTGAACCAGCGCCACCTGTTGTCACTGATCCTATTTTGATGCTCACTGTCTGCCCAGATTCAGATCCGTCACCAGAAGATGGATATGGACCCGCAGACACGCTCACTGTATCTGCTTCACAATCATAAGATATTGATGTACTGTTATTACTGATATTGACTATTTTCTTAGATACGGACGCAACTACATAAGTTCCTGTAATCTGCTCCCTTGCCCCTACCTTGTCATTTACATCAAATATATATTGATCGTTACTGTCCAACGAAAAATCGACCGAGTCACTTGCAAAAGACTCTGTTATCTTATCAATTCCACCCTGAATCAAATCCTCATCTGATTCAGCATTGGAATTGTCGTAGATCTCACATATCTCATCCAATCCGGTAAGTGTCTGTGTTCCACTGATATTACCAAGCAAATCGCAGTAAATATGAATCACTCGTCTATCTTTCAGGTCACCTCGACCAAGACATATAACATGATTGATATGCTTGCTATTTCTCTTAATTGTGAAACTTATCTGATCTGTATCAAACTGCTCATCCTGACTATAATCAGCAAGAGGACTTGCCGATAATTCAACAAATCCTCTATTAAATACAATATTCAGTTTTGCATTGTATGCTTTCAGCATCTTCATGATGCCTGTATAACCCTTTATATAACGATTCATCTGATAGGATGATATCTGTATATTTGAGTTCAAAGTGCTTACCTTGAACAGCTCCGAAAGTCCCATCCGTTCAATCAAAAGCTTTAACACTTCGTTTGCTTCTCCAGATACGATCAAATAGTCTTCGCCTTCATCTGGTTGCAACACTTTAGACTCAAGTATGCCATGCCATGTACGACCTGAGTATGTTACAGTCGTCTCGTCTGTATCAACGCCAACGGAATCTATCACTCCGCCATATTCTTCGCCCTCAAAATAAAGATAATAACCAGTTTTACATACGTTATTATTGATATTTACTTTACATTCAAAATCATTCTCGTCGCTTCCATATGCAAGATCTAATGTATAATCTTTGAGCACATCGATATCTTTTTTGGATTCATTCATATAAATTAAGTCCATCTTGGTATGCTCCTCTCTTCCAACAATGTAATATCAAATATCAGATTTGACGAAGTAGCTACATCCATTACGCCCGGCGGGATCTTTTGAAATATGTAAGAGTCTCTATTTCGCAGATCAAAACAATTCCGCTGACTACCGTCGCTTTCATACAAGATTATTGTCTTTTCTACAGAGTCAATCGTCAGGTACTCGTTTGCTTCAATATCAACATCCACCGAATACATATGTCCTCCAAGCAATATCTCTGGACTTTTGCATGGTCCATAAATACGCATCCGAAAATTTGTATTTACAAAATCCGCATTTTGCAGTTTTTTTCCAAGAATATTTGATGTGTAATCATATGGATGATCGTTATTATAGTCTAAGTTTTTACCAACTATCTCCTCATTTGAATTGAATGTAATAATCGTTTCTTTTATCCATTGCGGATAATCCGTCTGAATCGTCAACGTATTCTTCATGTATCGCTTATTATAGGTGTATTTTGACGCCTTACATCCTGTGACATAACACCGCATATAGTAATCGCCAATATAAAGTTTTCCATGCTTTCTGGCAACTACATCCTTCTCACACACCTCAAACAAACGATTTCTACTTTCTGTGCCCTCGTCATCATTTCTACATGCAAAAACGACAGGCAACGACTTCTTGACAATTCCCATCTTAAATGACGATATTTTGTCATTCATGCTTGTAGCTGTCCATGCGAAATCATGCAGATCGTTCTCGTTGATATAGATGCCATTCGCACCAAATTCAATTACCTCGTTCATATGATTGACATATCGTGCTTTTTCTATCAAGTTGCCGTCACCTCTTTTACCATTCTTGCAAATTCTCTCTTATCAACTTTCATATTCACGGATTCCATACCCTCAAGTATCAGATCTGGGAGCCGCTCTAACAGCTCATATATAAGCTCAAGCAGTGCATTGTCATTTTTGCTTCCAGATGATGACTGACCATAATCTAACGCATTCTTCATATCCTGCGCTACTCGCGAAATCCACATGCGATTCTGATGCAGCGGTACAACCGCTTCCGCTCCGTCACCTTCCAGAAGTGCAATCTCACCTTTCTCAACAACACCGCCTTTTGCATGCTTTCTAGCTGTAAAACTTCCTGTATTTCCAGAGCCTGTTGCTTGCGCCGCTTTATTTGCAATATTCTGTGCCACACCACCCACATTTATATTCAGTGTGAAAATACTCTTTACAAATTCTTTTGTCCACGCAGCTATATCCGGGGCAATTGCTTTCATACCTTCCCACAATTTAAGCATAATTTGCTTTCCGGCTGATACCATTTCTCGAAGACTCATTCCTATCGCTGCAACAATTCCCGCTATAATCTGCGGCACCTTTCCTGCGATATCAACAATTATCTGAGGGAGATTTGTAACCAGTGCCATAAATAACTCAACGCCAGCTTCAACTATATCACCAAGATGATCAATCAGCGTACTCGTGATTGCTTCTATAATCTGTGGTAGTGCCTCACAAATTGTAAGTATAATTTCCGGTAATGCATCAACCAAGGCAACGAGCAATTTAATTCCAGCCTGAATGATTTCATCAATATGTGAAAGCAGCGCCCCAATTATACTCGATATAATCTGCGGTAATACTGCAACAATCGACTGTATAATCTGTGGCAATGCATCAACCAAGGATGTCAATAATTCAATTCCGCACTCGATGATCATAGGAATACAGGATAACAAATTGTTAACCACTTGCGTTATAATACCCGGAAGCTCCTGAAGCAACTGCGGTACCGCCTGCAAAATTCCATTCACTAAACCTAATAGTAACTGAATGCCAGTTTGCACAATCTGTGGCACGTTCTGAATCAATGTTGATGCAAGTTGACTTACAATTGTAATTGCTGTCGATAAAATCGTCGGGATGCCATTTGTAAGTCCCTGTGCCAGGCTCTGTATCAACTCAATACCTGCATCGAGTATATCCGGCAATGCCTCTACAAGTCCTGATACAATTGCTCCGGCAATCGTAACTGCAGCTTCAATGATAAGTGGCAGATTGTCCACTATCACCTCAATCAGCTGATTGATAATGTCCTTAAAGCATGGTATCAGCTCCGGCACAGCCTTAAGCAATCCATCCAGCAACGCCCGGATCATGCTCGTTCCTGCTTTGATCATACTCGGCAGCGTCGTTGATACGATATTCGGTACCGTCTTTGCAATCACCGGCGCAAGCTTCTCTACGAGCGTACCAACACCCTTCAAAGCGATTTCCACTCGTGGAAGAATATTATTACCGGCAGTCGTAACGGATTCTACAAAATTATTGACAAGCACATCGAAATCCTGTGTATCATCAGCGATTCCAACGATAAGATTCTGCCATGCCGCTTTCGTCATGTTCACAGATCCCTGAATTGTTGTTGCCGCTTCCTTTGCGGTAGTACCTGTGATGCCCATTTCTGTTTGCACAACATGAATCGCATCTACGATATCCGCATATGATGATAGATCAAACTTCTGTCCTGATAGTTTCTCCGCATCTTCCAAAAGTCGCTGCATCTCTTCTTTGGTACCGCCATAACCTAACTTGAGGTTATCAAGCATAGTGTAGTTTTGCTTTGCGAATCCCTGATATGCATTCTGGATGGATTCCATTGAGGTACCCATCTTATTTGCATTATCGGACATATCCGTAATCGCTACATTTGCCTTTTCAGCCGCTGCCTTTGTGTCTCCATCCAAACTCTGTAGCAATGAAGCTGAAAATCCTGTGACAGTTTCCATATATTCATTTGCAGACAATCCAGCCGTCTGATATGCGTTTGCAGCATATTTCTGCACTTCTCCAGCCGAATCCTTGAACAGCGTTTCGACACCGCCGACCAACTGCTCATAATCCGAATATGCCGTTACTGCACTCTTCACAAGTGCCGCCGTTGCTGTTGCTGCAGCCGTTGCCGCAGCAGCTCCCCACTTTGCAAATGTTCCAATGCCCTTCAGAAGAGCTTGTCCTACGCCGGATGCCTTACCCGCCACAGAATCTAAACCATCTTCTGCTTCTTCCTGTCCTTTGAGTGCGATTCGTCCAAAGATCTTAAATAATTCCATCGCATTCTCCTTATACCAATTCAATGCCGAATGCATTCATTGAATTTTCCACCATCGCTTTGATCTCTT